TTCCGTCGAAGCTGCGCCTCGATCACTCGAGTGTAGCACAAACGGTCCCATCTGTCCTGATCCAAAGTCACATTCCACAGCGTCCTCTCATCGATTGCCAAATCATGAAAGGCGACTAGACCCTCCGGTGCTAGACAACAATCGTTGTCCCACCGCCGCCAAAAGGCCTTAAGTCTCGTCGTAAAACGCCGCACGACCACATCATCCTGTTTCATTGAACCACCGCGTCCCCTAGACTTACATCTTTCAATGAGTCCGTTGACGCGGCGTTGGGCTTCCGTAAGGTTAGCCCACAAACAAAGGTCAGATGATGGATCATCATTCCATTCACATTCGACAATGTCGCGTGGCCAATGTCGAACCTCTCTTTGGGCGTGAATACGGAATTCCTTGGGTATTTCCAAGACCTCGAGATCAACGAGTTTCAATCGCGGAATTTCGACATCGCGTTTGATTACTCGCACAAGGAGGGCCTCACAGGCCCTACAACTACGATCATCAGGTCCCAGAATCCATTCCGTTGGGTGCTTGGTAATGGTCATACAGGTCTCATATCGAGGCCTAGGACCCGTATCAGAGCTCGATCGTTGGAAGTCACGATAGAGCGGACGCAAACCAAGCCCACCCAGGCAAGCAGGCACAAACCATGGAATACCACGAATCTGCGCATACACGTCTGGACGCATCAGCAAATGCTTGTGCAAATGCTGCATGATCCAGATACGCTGGTCCCATCGACCAAAGCGAAGAAGGGTTCTCTGGAGTCCACCGATCGAGAAGCCCAAGTGGCTAGAGAAGAGTTCAGACAAAGCCACCTTCTCGCCCGTTCTATGCTTGCCATCCAGCAGTCCAACATGGATGAAACGCACACCTATAAGCACCTGATGCTTAGGCCTGCCCATGACAAAGTCAGCAAGGGACTGAGTCCACCTTGGCTGAAAGATACGAGAATTGAAGTCGAAGAAGTCTGCAGAGTAGTAGACTTTACCGACGCTCGGAGGAAAACCCATGGCGGTTGCAAGCTGGCTCCAAAAGCCGTAACCCGCATCCGTTGTGACTAACGCACCATCATCGCCATTAACCACAATACGAACTATACATGGATCATACCACCTACCATCTCCAATCATCTTTGTCATCCAGAGAGCAAAGCCGTTGGCCAAACACAGGATAGGAAACGAAACAATGTTTCCCATCAACTGCCCATTCTGCATGGGAGTCGGAACTGTGCATTGGTCAT